CGGTAAGCGCGTTCGTGGCGATGACGGCAAACTGATCAAAACAGGCGAAGAAGAAAAGACGTCGCCCGTTATGAAAAACACACGTGTTTTCAAAGCGTCACCTGCTGAAGGTGGTGCATGGATTGTGCGCACTGCATAACCCGAACACCGTAACAAGACAGGCGCGCCCGTAGCGTCTGTTGCAAGGCGGTCTAGGCCCATAACGAACCACAAGACCGCTTGATGCACGCCCGTTAGGTTTCCCCCTGACGGGCGCTTGCTTTTTACACGCTCACCGTGTACGGATTTGCACAATCAAAAACGGCATAAATCGAGCATGAAAATGACAAATGAAGCTAACTTAACGTCAACCGCTAAAATGCGATCCGCAGGGAATAAGTTTGTTGAATGGGTAAAGATTGCTTCAGCGATTGGCATTTTCGTAACCTTCGTTTCAGGGTTCTTAACTGAAACTTTGGGGCCGGGTATCCAACCTTATTTGCAACAGGTTGTGGGCATTGATAAGCTGCGTGAAGACCTTTCAAAACAAATTGAAGAAATTGAACTAAATAGCGCAGTTCGATTTAACAGTTTGGACGCTGCAACATCTTTGTTGCAAACACACATAACAGAAATGCAACAATATATTGAACCGCCAAAGGTTGTTGAATGGTTGCGTGTTGCGCAAATGGACAATTGCCCCGATGGGACTTGCACGATGTGCCATTTGATGCGTTTAAAAAGCGTTGGCCAAATTTCAGCCCTCGTGAAATTGCTTGTCGCGGTACGGGTCGCGTTGCTTTGGATTTTAAAGCATTGGACAACTTGCAAGCTTTGCGCACTAAATTGGGCGCACCGATGGTGTTAAATTCGGCCTATCGTTCACCTGAACATAACAAGCGGGTTGGCGGTTCTAAAAACAGCCTTCACTTGCAAGGCCGCGCATTTGATTGCCGCATGGATAACCATGACCCTAACGCGTACATCGCCGCCGCTCGTTCGGTTGGCTTTACGGGTTTCGGCACGTATCCGCGTCAGAACTTCACACACGTTGACACGGGCCGTGCGCGGTCATGGGGTCGCCCGTATCCAAAGACTGCCAGCGGGTTGCCATCTGACCCGCCTGTGGCCGCACAATCGGTGTTTACTGACCCCGCATCCTTGGGGGCTGGTGCAACTGGTCTGGGCGGCGCTGCGGCGCTTACGCCTATCATGCGATCATTGGGTGAGCTTGATGCAACTGCACAACTTGTTGGTGTTGGCGGTTTGGTTGTAATCGGATTTGGCGTTGCCTTCATTCTGTTTCGTCGCGCTCGTCAAATTTACAAATGAAGTTCGTTTTAATTTGGTTTGCGATTTTGGCAATCGGTGTTATTTGGATTGCCTACCGCATTAAGCAAGATGATATAGACGATGGCTAATTTTACCAAATTTCAAATCGTCTCAGGGGTCGCAGCATTTGTTGCGGCCCTTTTGATTTTTGTTTACTTTCAAGGTAGACTAGACCAAAAGCAAACAGAGGCTTTACGTAGGGCCGAGCAAAACGCAAAAATAATTCAACAGAGGCGTGATTTAGATGATGGCATTGATCAAGAGGATAACTTGCTTGACCGTGCTAGGCGCAACGGCGTCGTGCGCAACCCCTGATTATTGTGTGGGCTGGCGTCCGGTTACAATATCTGAAATCGCTGCTGTTTTTTTAAATGAAAATGACCCGCGTGCTTTGCGCGAAATAATTGCACATTATGAGCATGGTCAAGCTAACGGTTGTTGGTAATGTTTGACGCTGATGAAATTGAAAACGCAAAGCGTGAATTTGCGAAAGCTTGGCATGGTGAAATAAAGAAAAGCCGTTTTGAGGCTGATCCGTTCACCGCTGCGTTAACTATTTGGAACCAAGAAAACGGGCAATTTGTTAAAGCCCTTTGGGTTGCGAATAAAGAAAAGTGGAATGAAGACGCTGAAGTTCTGCAATACGTTGAAGAAATTAAAGAACAAGAAGAACGGGACGAGCTAAGCGCAGAAAACGAAAAAGCGGCATATCTTAAGTCTGCGGCTGGTAAAAACGAAACCATTTTGAAAATTCACGAAATGTGTGTTGATATTATGGAAAATCGTTTTTATGAGCCTGAAACACGTATTAAAGCTGCGGAACGTTTGGCCAAGCTTCATTCTATTGATGAAAAGCCGAAAGATAATGAGCCACAAAACAGTGCAGTTCTTAATGTAATTCATCATAGATTGCAACCAATGGGTGTTGATGCTTTTTCTGAATATTCGGAACAACAACAAACTGCATTGCAAAACGAATTAACAGCCTTGGCAAGCGAAAGTGTTGAGGATGCAACAGTTATTAACTAAATCGGTTTGGACGCCGCTCAAAAGAACTTCACAAGAGGTTGCGTTTAATTCGCCTTGCGATCACACGCTTTATACCGGAACACGGGGACCCGGTAAAACCGACACCCAACTTATGAAATTTCGCAAAAACGTTGGCCAAGGTTACGGCCCTTTTTGGCGCGGTGTAATTCTTGATCAGGAATATAAAAACCTTGACGATTTGATAATGAAGTCAAAACGTTGGTTTCCTGCGTTTGGTGATGGCGCTCGCTTTCTAAATTCAACTTCGCAATTGAAATGGGTTTGGCCAACTGGTGAAGAGCTGTTGTTTCGTTCGGCAAGTAAAGAAGATGATTACTGGAATTATCACGGCCACGAATATCCCTTTTTAGGTTGGAACGAATTAACGAAGTATCCGACGCTTGATCTTTACGATATGTTTATGAGTACAAACAGAACGTCATTTGAACCCTCAGAACACCCGGTTCATATCGACGCTGAGTATTTAAATGAATTTGGGGCGTATGTTCTTGTTTCACCGGGCCACCCTCACGCACAAGCAATGCAGTTGCCCCCGATCAAACTTGAGGTATTTAGCACAACAAACCCTTACGGCCCCGGCCATAACGCCGTGCGTCGTCGCTTTATTGATCCTGCGCCATATGGCCAAGTTGTAAAAACTGAAATTGAGGTTGTGAACCCTAAAACCAGAAAAAAGGAAATGGTGCAAAAGTCACAAGTTTCTATTTTTGGTTCATATATTGAAAATCCGTATTTGACACCTGAATATATTGCAACGTTGACAAGCGAGAAAAACAAGAACCGTCGCAAGGCTTGGCTAACCGGGTCATGGGACATTGTTGCAGGCGGTGCGCTTGATGACATTTGGGATAAGACCCGCCACGTTTTACCGCGCTTTGTGGTGCCGCACAGTTGGTCAATAGATCGTGCATATGACGATGGATCATCGCACCCGTTTAGTGTGGGCTGGTTTGCTGAAGCAGACGGAACTGAAGCTGAAATATTTGATAAAGCCACTGGCGAATTTAAAACGTTTTGCCCTGCGGCTGGTTCAATTATTCAGATTGCAGAATGGTATGGGTCTGAAATTGACGAAGTTACTAAAATGCCGTCAATTGGCACAAACAAAGGTCTTAAGCTCGCATCCCGTAAGATTGCAAAAGGCATTAAGTTGCGTGAAAAAGCCTTAATTGAAAATGGTTGGGTCAATTCAAAAATCTATGCAGGCCCCGCCGATAACCGAATTAGAAACGTTATAGATGAAGAATTGCAAACGACTGAAGACATAATGTTAGAAGAAGGCATTGCTTGGGAAAAAAGCGATAAAAGCCCCGGTTCTCGCATAGTTGGTTTGCAGTTGTTGCGCGACAGGCTTGACGCGGCCATTGACGGTGAAAACCCGGCGTTTTACATTATGGAAAATTGCCAAGCTTCTGTTGCGATTTTGCCCACATTGCCGCGCGATAAAAAGAAAATAGACGATGTTGACACAACGTCAGAAGGCCAAACCCTGAAGAAGGTTCCGAAAACAAAGACAGTACCAGCCGATATAAAGCCTATTTGGCGCGTGCCGTCTTCTACAACGTTGCGCGCCGCACGTTGGCGGGTTTGGTTGGCCAAGTTTTTGCCGATGATCCTGAAATTGAGTTGCCGGGTTCTCTTGAGAATATGGCAATGAGCGTTGACGGCAAAGGCGTTTCATTGGTTCAACAGTCAAAGAAGGCGCTGAAACGTGTTCTTTCAAAATCACGGTCTGGCCTTCACGTCGATTACCCCGCAGCCCCCGTGGATGACGAAGGCAAGCCAAGACCCTTTACAATTCAAGAAGTTCAAAGCGGGCAAGTTAAGCCAATTATCAGAAATTACGATGCAATTGACATCATTAATTGGCGCGTTGCCGATTACGGGTCTGAAGTGAAATTGTCGCTTGTTGTATTAGCCGAAACATACGATAATGAAGACGACGAAAGCTTTGGCTCAGAAACATATCGTCAGTTTCGGGTGTTGCGTTTGATTGATGGTTTTTACGTTCAACAGATTTGGAGAGAAACAAGCCCAACGAAAATTTCACAAACCTTGAAAGCAAACCTTACGGGTAATTCCAAACGTTTTATTTCAAGCGGCAATTTCGAAATTTATAAGACGTACAATCCCAAAAACTCAAAAGGTCAAATGTTTGATTACATTCCCTTTACGTTTATCGGTTCTGAAAATAATGATCCTGACCCTGATGAAGCGGCGTTTTACGATTTGGCTTCTTTGAACATGGCGCATTACAGAAATTCGGCTGACGCTGAAGAAAGTGCTTTTGTTGTTGGCCAACCTACCCCTGTGCTATCGGGTTTGACTGAAAAATGGTATGAAGACGTTTTGAAGGGGACTGTAAACTTTGGTTCTCGCGGTGGTATACCGTTGCCAAAAGACGGTAGGGCCGAATTGCTGCAAGCGGAAAGCAATAACCTTGCAACCGAATTGATGGAACGTAAAGAGCGTCAAATGGTGGCGTTAGGTGCCAAGCTTGTAGAGCAAAAGCAAGTGCAGCGTACCGCTCAAGAAAGCCGCTTAGAAGCGACGGCAGAGGGTTCTGTGCTGGCAAGCTCTGCCCTAAATGTGCAGTCTGCGTATGTGTGGGCATTGTCGGTTGCGTGTGAATTTTCTGGTGACGATTTTAGCGCGGTTGTCTTCAAACTAAATCTTGATTTTGAATTGAACAATATGACCGCTGAGCAACGGCGTCAAACTATTGAAGAATGGATTAAAGAAGCTATCAGCTTCACTGAAATGCGCATGGCGTTGCGCAAGTCGGGTTCTGCTATCTTAGATGATGCTGAGGTTATCAGGGAAATTAACGACGCTCGCGACGAAGCGGTTAGACGTGCTGAAGCACTGTTGAATTTGGAAAACTTTGAAAACGATCAAGAAGACGATAACGGGGGTGACGAATAATGCCCGATCTTTTTGACATTTCATTACGCCGTCAATTGTATATTGAAGGCTTTAAAGATGATTCTTTGCGCCTTGCACCTGATTTGATTATTAAAGTGGAAACTTCCGTAAATCGGGCGTTGAAGTCAATCGGCAATCGTGAAATTTCTGATTTAAACAAAGGTGAGTTGCAAGCTCTGTTGGTCAAAATTTCAAAAGGCTTAGGTGAAATCCTAAACAGCTTTTCCATTGAATTTTTCGCGTTTCTTAGGAAATTCATGAAAGTTGATCAGCAATTGAGTTTGCGCGTATTTGCGTCTTATTTTGCAAGCCCTGATAAAGACAACATTAAACCGCTCTCAATTGAAAAAGCTATTCAATATACTCAAGACAATTATGAACCTAGTGACGCAAAAGCTTTACTTGGCGTTTCATCCGCACTTAGCGTAACAGCTTTATGGAAACGGATAAAAAATCTCACATTGCAAACAAACGGCTTAACTCTGCAAAAATACTTGCAATCTTATTTTGTCCATATTGCAAATCAAATAACGGGTGTCGTTTCGCGTGCATGGTCCAACAAGTTGGCAACTCGTGAATTGTTGGAAAATTTGTTTCTTAAATCGACTGGTGCGTTAGGTGGCTTTACAGCGGGTTCTGCATCGGTGTTTAAACGCCTGACAGGTCAACTTGGGTCAATCATTGAAACCGCTATTGGTTTTGTTTCGTCTATGGTGTCGTCTGCTGTTTCTTCAACTTTTGTTTCGCAATATATGTGGAACAGCATTCTTGACACCGGGACAACTGACGTTTGTGTTTCACGGCACGCTAATGTCTATAATTTTGGTGATGGGCCTTTACCCCCTGCACACGCAGGGTGTAGAAGTTCAATCGTCCCAATTGAAGAAAGTTCTTCTTATGACAACAACAGTTTTGCGGATTGGTTTAAGGGTCAACCGTCTGCGCTTAGGGGTGATGTTGGTGATTACGCAAATAGGCGGTTTAAACCCCGTCAACTAAAATTAAAATCGTTACCCTCTAAAATAAATCTAATCTTGACCTAAAGGAAACTGTAAAGATGGCACTTAAAGCAAAAATTACAAAAGCACAATTTGACGATTTGGACGAAATCCTGCAAGCTGAATACAAAGCTAACGGTGATGACTATGAATTAGACGTGACTGGCGGTGAAGACGTTAGTGCGTTGAAAGCGGCACGTGACAATGAAAAAACAAAACGTCATGAGACCAAAGCTAAGCTTGACGCAACCGCAAAAGAACTCAGTGACTTGAAAGATACTGTTAAAGGTTTGGAATCGGGTTCTGACGAAGCTGCAACATGGAAACAAAAATTTCACGACCTTGAAACTCAAACCGCAACCGCCAAAGCTGAAACAAATAAGCGTTTGGCTGCGTCTGAAAAGAGCCGCCTTGTTTCTGATTTTGCGGGTGAAGTTGCCGCTAAGCCAAAGCTTTTTGGGCGCATGATCAAAGACAATTTGGCGGTTTCCGTCGATGATAGCGGGAAGTTTATAACTACGGTTCTTGACGATGACGGCAACCCCACGGATAAGACCTTGGCAGACTTCAAAAAAGAAGTTGTTGCAGACAAAGAATTTGCTGATATGTTGAAGGCATCAAATGCCTCTGGCGGTGCCGGGGCTGGCAAATCTAAGCCAAATATGGGCGGCGGTGCCCCCAAAACTCCCAAAAAATCCGATGGTGAAAAAGCGCCCGATTTGTCTAAAATGAGCAACGCCGATTTGGCGGCTCATATGAAGGCAAAGAAAGAAGCTGAAGCCGATGACAACAATGATGACGAATAAGGAAAATTAAAGCCATGGCTCTTTCTGATCTTGTCGTATATTCTGAATATGCGCAAACAACCTTCACTGAAGTTCTGCAACAGCAGGTTGAAATGTTTAACGCCGCGTCTGAAGGCGCGCTTGTTTTGCAATCATCCGCGCATGAAGGTGACTTCTCACAAGAAGCATTCTTTCAAAAGATTGCGGGCGGTATGGTGCGGCGTCGTAATGCTTACGGCTCAGGTGCCGTTGCTGAAAAAACCCTGACGCAAGAAGAAGACGTAAGCGTCAAAGTTGCAGCGGGTACTTATCCTATTCGCATGGACCCCGGCCAATTCCGTTGGATACAGCAGAACCCCGAAATTGCAGGTGTTGTTGCAGGTCGCCAAATGGCTGTTGACGCTCTTGCTGATATGCTCAACACTGGCTTGGGTATTGTCGTTGCTGCGCTGAAAAACACGACAGGTCTCGTTACCGACATTCGGGGTGATGGTGCTGCAAACAACGCAGACAAAGCCAACTTTGCAAACTTCAACCGTGCGCAACAAAAGTTTGGTGATGCGTCAAGCCGGATTGGTGTGTGGGTTATGCACTCTACACCCATGCACGGTATTTACGGGCAAAACTTGAACAACACCGAGCGCCTGTTTACTTACGGCAATGTTAACGTTGTTCGCGATCCGCTCGGCAAGCTGATGTTGATGACAG